CAGTTACTGGAGCTAAAATAGCGGATGACGCTATTGGTGCTGAACATATAGAAGTATTAGACGCTGCTCTTCAATTTGGAGATAGCGTTAAAGCTCAGTTCGGTGCAGGAAATGATTTAGAAATCATACATAATGGTTCTGATTCACGAATCATTAATACTACAGGCGATTTTAAAATCAGAAGTCAGTCGTTAAAGTTAGAAACTACTGATGCACAAGAATATATCAGATGTACCGCAGATCAAGACGTACAATTATTCTATGACAATGTAGTTAAGTTTCAAACTACAAGTGATGGTTGGAAGTGTGGAGATAGCGTAAAAGGTGTCTTCGGGACTGGAAATGATCTACAGATCTATCATGACGGATCCCACTCGTATATTAAAGATACTTGGAATGATTTAAGAATAGAATCTGATGCCTTAGAACTTAGAACTATAACTGGTTCTGAAACTTACATTAAAGGTACTTTAAACGGATCCGTAGAACTCTATTATAATAATATTAAAACTTGTTATACATCTAATGGTGCATTAGCTTTTCCTGATAGTCAAGCGATATTCATGGGTGCAGGTAATGATTTACAAATTATCCATGATGGATCTCACTCTAGGATTAAAGATGCGGGTACTGGTTACTTAATTTTAAATACTGATACTGGTGTCTTAATTAAGAACGGAGCAGATGATGAAAATATAGCTATTTTTACACCTGATGGAGCCGTATCCCTCTATTACAACAACAGTAAGAGGTTCGAGACCCATGCCGATGGGGTTCAATTCAATGATGATGTTAAATTACTAATTGGAACTCATCATGATCTACACATCTTCCATAATGGGACTCATAATTACTTCACTTCAACTAATGGAGGTATGTATTTTACGACTCCATCAAATGCAGGTGAAATTCACTTTATTGTTGATGGAGATGAAACAGCAATTCAATGTATACCTGATGGAGCTGTTGTATTATTCAATAATGGTGGTGAGAAACTTAGGACTCAACCTTGGGGAGCACAAGTAACAGGTAATTTCTTACCAAGTGGAGACGATAATTATAACTTAGGTGCATCAAATGAAAGATGGTCCAACGTCTATTCTGCTGACATTCATCTAGACAACACAGGAGGTGGAGGTAATGAGGTAGATGGTTCTGAAGGAAGTTGGACAATACAAGAAGGAGCTAATGATTTATTCCTTCTAAATAGAATAAACAATAAAAAGTATAAATTTAATTTAACAGAAATCACTTAACACCCAATGACTATAACAGAAAAGATTGAAGAAGTAAAAGCTGAATTACAACAAGTAGCTAATCAACATAATCAATTAGCAGAGCAAAAGAATGCTGCTGCCCAACGCTTCACTGAATTAAGTGGAGCACTAAAAACATTACAAGAACTAGAGAAAACTGATGGCTGAAAAAACAACAGATGAAGTAGCAGCTATATTTTCAGCTGCAGGCGATAGCGTAACAGTTATCAATGGTGATAAAGTTACTGGTCAAACAGATGCTGACTGGAAGAATGAACTACAACGTAACGTAGATCATCTGGAAACTATCAAAGCATATAAGAAAGAAGATGGAACTACTTCTATATGGGGTAGTGAAAACTTTACTTCAATAGATGCAGCCGTTACTTCAGGTAAGTCTAAGATAGCAGCTCTGTAGTGCATGTAAATCTACCCCAGGTTCCTAAACCTCTACCTACTATGGAGATCGAGTTTAAACCACCTACAGCTCGCATTCCAGGGTATAAGCCTATGGTGATCCCTCCGAGCGATCTGGAGGCTCCTGAAGGGGTAGAGGAAGAGACTACAGAGGAAACACCAGCTGCTCCTAAAATGCAGATACCTGTATTAGATATACAGATGCCTTTGCCTACTGCTGAAGTAGTTATGACAGCTACCTATGCAGCTGTAGCAGCTGTAGCAACAACCACCCTAGCAACACCATTCTTTGATCAAATAAAGAAAAAACTAACTAAATTCCTACAAGGTAAGATTGATAAATGGAAGCAACAGCGAAAGAAGAAAAAGGATTCTTCGGAAAATTGAAAGATGCTGCAGAAGACCAAGAACACCAAATACAAATCTTAGGTACGTTTGTTAGACTTGGTGTTGTTGTCTGGAGTGGCTTTATTATTACATTAAACTATGTTGAAATACCTATGATCAAGAAAAGCCCAGGTGGAGATATCACATTTCCTGCCAGTATTTTTACTGGAGCACTTGCAACATTTGGCTTAACTACTGGTAACGGTAATAATAAAAAGGAAAAAAAGGAAACATGAAGAAATGGCTAGTACTCTTATTACTGGCATCACCCACGGTAGCGAGAGCAGAATTAGTGACCCCCAACTTCACCCAGGGGTCGATGAACAGTACAACGACAACGACCCAAGAGATCGTAGAGGAAATAACTACGACAACTTATGGGTCTGCATTAAACAAATGGACTGGGGAAAATATAACCCATACATCAGCCTCATCAGGAGGTGTAGCAGATTC